GTTTTGTTTGATGATTATCGAGATCTAACTTATTAATATTAATCTCTGGTTTTAGTTCATTACTATAACGCTCTATAATCTCCTCAACATCCATATACATTTATTATAGATATAAACTATAGAAGTCAACTATATAAAATTAATACGGGATTTATCTTTCTCTCTTTATTTTATTTATTTTATATTTGGAATTTGCAACTTTTTTAATAAATAATTATATGGATTTTGATAATCTTTGTGATGAGTATTTAACGGAATTTACTGTGGCTGATGCAGGTATAGCAGGAACTACAGATTTTGCATATAAAAGTAATCCCAGCGCATATGGTGATCCAGACGATGCTCGTATACCTAAAGTTCTAGGTAGTACTATTACCCGTAAAGGTAAATTAAAAAAGAAAAAGCGGAAAAAAAAACTAAACGAAAATAATTCTATCGAAGTTTATCGCGGTACTACCAGCCATGGAAATATAAATTTAGGTAGACAGAGTACGAGTATACAAGATAAGCTTGTCGCTACTCTTGGTCCTAATTATACAGATAATAAAGAGATAGGGATGATATTTAAGAGAGGTGCTGGACCTGGTGGTAAATTATTCAAAAAGACTGTTAATGGTAGGGTTTTAGAATTGCAGCATTATAGTGATGTTATGCATTTATATTCAAAATACGGACAACAATTGTCTCCGGGTATTAAAGGTAAAATAAGTAACTCCGAAGGACAGGAACAATTAGAATATATACAAATAGCAGGTAAAGAGCTAAGAGAACTATTAAGAGCTGAAGGTTATATGTGGGTAAAATGTCCGTTTGCCGTGAGTGATGCTAATTATTTTAAAGAAAAAGGACATGAAGGTAATGTTTATATTGATTTAAGCTAGCCTTGTAAATTTGTATATTTTTGGTATATATTTTTATGCCTAGTAGAGCTAAAGCCAAGGGTAATGCTTGGGAGAGAGAGGTAGCAAAACATCTAAGTGAAATTTTTAATGAGAATTTTATGCGTGTCCCTAATTCTGGGGCTTATACCGGTGGAGCTAATATTTTCCGTGTTAGTGATCTTACTGAGTCTCAAAGGCGGATGATGGATGGGGATATAATTGTCCCTGAATCAATATCTAACTGGAAGTTTGAATGTAAAAATTATAAAGAACTTGACTTCCACGGCTTTTTTACTGAATCTCGTCAATTAGATAAATGGATTAAACAAGCAGAAAGCAATACTCTTTGGTTCTTAATAGTTAAAATTACCCGTAAGTGTAAATTTATATGTTTTAACGAGAAAATAAGTAGTAATTTTGCGTTCTCCAATTATACTCGATATAAAGATTATATTCTAGTAGAATATGATAGCTTTTTTGAGAAAAACTTTCAAAAAATGCGCGAGTTAAATGAAAATCAACTATAACACCTACGTATTACCGAAAACCAAGTACAAGTTTGTAGACTTAAATCAGGTTTTCACACACTCCCATATAGAACATGTAAAAGAAATATTTAAAAATTGTATTACTAATAAATCTGTTACTAAAAAATATTTCTATCACATATACATTAAGAATATATGTAATAGCATTATAGATAATAACAAAAAGTATATACCTGTACTTATATATCAACCTGATAATGATGATATTACTGTAGAAGAGGATAAACTCTTTACAAAATTCTTAAAAATGTTTCCTGTACAAAATATTGTAATCAATACTACTTTTGATTTTTTTGTTAAATCCTTAGAGGATCCTGGTGTAAGAGAAGAGATTAGTAATGTTGTTTTTAATAATGAGAGTAAAATATCGCGTAGAAAATTTTACTTTTCTCACATAGAAAAGTTTTGTAAGAGATATGAATTAACTTTTTTAGATAAAAAATTCTTTGGAGATATAAAAAATAAGATGCTAATGCTATAAATAATTATAATGAGTAAGTTCTTATCCATTATAGAGGCATCAGTACCTGGTGACAAAGATACAACTACAGCTGTTGTATCTGCTATTAATAAAAAACCAGATAGTGCTTTATCTCCAGCTGAGAAAAAAGTTAAGTCTGCTTATATTAATAAGCTGAATAAAGTAGCTGCTAAACTTAATGCTAATGGAGCTAAAATTCAGACTGAAGCTGAGGATGAAGAAGTCGCCCAAGAACCTGCTCCTGAACAACCCACTACCACTCTATCTCCTGAAGGTGAAGTATTTTACGTAGATTTAATAAAAAAAGCCCTATTTGTCGATTTAGACAATATAGAGCTTAATACTACGGAAAATGAGGTAATAACTAACGATGTTACACCCAATAATGCAAAACAAGTCGCTGAAGTCCTAAGAAAGATCATCAACGACTTTGGGTTAGGCGTATAAATTATCTCAAGCCAGTAGATTCAAAAACATCACGTGCGACACCCGCGGTGAATCCATTTTCTACTCCCTTTACAATAACAGATACTGCGTTATGGCTATGTAGGCTTTCATTATGAGAGGCAACAATCTTGAAGTCAGTAATACGGGAGTCCTTTGTTAACTTCTCATAAAGTAATCTTACTGCATCTTCAACAAACTTCAAATATGCTCCGTTCTTTTCTGCAAATGCTTGTTCATCTTCTCGTTTCACCATTACTTGTGTTTCAGTTTGTAGAGCTTCTAGACATATTTCTTGTAAATCTTCTATCCATAACATCTCATCGAACTTCACGCTGACTCTAGCAACACTTCTTTGACTATGAGGTACTGTCGCTCTATTACGATATTTTTCAGCATGCTCACTTAACTCAAAACTACAAGGACAAGCTGATGAATAAACAAAATCAAAATGAATATATTTTTTAAACTCTCCTGTTTTAGTCAAATCACCCTCGAAAACAACATCGTAGTATTGATAACCTTCTAGACCGCTTCTCAAGCTTGTTTGTTTGATAGGATAAGATATTTTCAACATAATACGAGAGTCAAAACTCTTAAGATTATTTTTATATGTCTCTAACACATCTTTAATTTTACCTATACTAAAAACTTCATCTTTATGATCGTAGAAGCTTCTCATAATCCGAGACATATTGATTCCTTTTTTATGAGCTTCTAAACTTACACTACCTGTAACGCTTGTTTCGAGTTCTATTTTTTCTCCATTCCTCTTCTTATATTTTAGAGGTAGTTTGAAATTATGTATACCTACTTGTTGGATTGGAACAGCAGCTCCTTGAATTAAACTAGAAGGTCCGTTTTGAAGATCTGGTAGAGAGGAAATATATTTCTTATCAGCATTTACAGAATTATCATATACACGTACTGGAGGGAAGTAACTCTTACTATATTCATCCCCCATAATTTCTTTAGCAATAACGTCTTTTTCTCCGGTTAGCTCATCATCCTCTCCTAACCATTCATAATTTTTAGCCATGTATTTATTATAGCAGTGACTTGCATATGTTCAAGTATAATATATAATAAAATTGTTTAAGAAAGTTTATTGATTATTCTGGGATATATATCATAATAAATATATGGCTAAATTTGAAAGTACAAAAATGTTAGATCTAGGCAGCTGTGCCTTCAGACAACCAAGAGCTACAAGTCACTGTAAACTCATACATGGCTATAAACTTTATGGAAAATTTACTTTTGGATGTAATAAACTCGATGAAAATCATTGGGTAGTCGATTTCGGTGGATTGAAAGGTCTCAAGAATAAACTTGAACAGCAATTTGATCATACAACTTGTATTGCTGCAGACGATCCTGAGTTAGACTTATTTAGGATGATGCATGATAAAGGTATTTGTGATCTTAGAGTTATGCCTTATGGTACTGGTATTGAACGTATCGCAGAGTGGTGTTATGAGGTAGCTAGTGAATATATAGAACAAATGACTGAATCTCGTTGCTGGGTTGAGCAGGTTGAAATATGGGAACACGAAAAGAATAGTGTTATTATATCAAGAGGTTAAAATATGTCTAACGGTAAAGGTAGCAAACGTCGGAAGGAAGACACTAAAAAAATAAATGATAACTGGGATGGTATTAACTGGTCCTCTACGGATAGGAAACAAGAAAAAAAAATATATACATATATAAATTGTTCAGGAGAGGAAACTGAAATTCTGGTATACCAGGAAGACTCTAGTAATGTACCAAAACCAACACCAAGATCGACATCTGATAAAAGATGTTGCAATAATAATTGAATAATAATATAAATTAAATATGAGCGAACAAAGCAAAGATATAACAGGTTCTCATGAATTATTCTTATCTGATGATAAGGTATTTTATACTATTGAAGGTGAAGGGGAGTTCATAGGTCAACCTTCTGTTTTTATGAGACTCTCTATGTGTAATCTAACATGTAAAGGGTTTGCATCCGCAGATTCTCCTCATGGGTGTGATAGTTTTATTTCTTGGAGTATTAAGAATAAAATGTCTTTTGAGGAGATTGTTAAGCTAATTGAAGACTCTGGTTACAAAGATCATCTATATAATGGAGCAATACTAAAAGTTACTGGTGGTGAGCCTCTTATTCAGCAAGCAAAACTTATTAGGTTCTTCGATTATTTAATGTTAAGTTGGGGCTGGCTTCCTAGGATTGATTTTGAAACTAACGCAACTATTCAACCTAGTGCTAGACTTGTTAATAAAAACGTTGCTGCTACTTTCACTACTTCACCTAAGCTATCATCAAACGGAGACCCACTCGGTAAGAGATATATTCCAGATGTATTATCTTGGCATGCTGATATGGGTTCTGGTTTTAAGTTTGTTATACAAAATCAATCAGATATGGATGAGGTACTATCTAAGTATGTAGATAAGTTTGATATACCGGCTGGTAGAGTTTGGTTAATGCCTTGTTGCGGTAGTAGACAGGAGCATTCTGAGGTTAGTGGTATGGTGGCTGAGTTAGCTAAAAAACATCATTTTAATTTCAGCCCTAGACTGCAATTGGTTATCTGGGATAAAGCCTTGAAGGTCTAAATAAATCATCTAAATAATACTAATGAGGATTGCAATCAGTGGTACATCATGTCAAGGTAAGAGCACTTTAATCAAAGACTTTCTTAAAGAATGGTCTAGTTATAAAACTATAGATAAAACATATAGAGATATAATTGTTGAACAAGGTTTAGATCACTCATCGACAACAAATAAAGATACTCAGTGGGCTATACTGAACTTTATGATTGATGAGCTACAAAAAACCAGTAAAGGTGATAATATTATTTTTGATAGATGTCCACTGGATAATATTGTTTATAGCATATGGTCAGAGGCTAAAAAGGATACAGACGTTGATGAAGAGTTTATTAAGAAATGTATGCCTCTAGTGAGAGAATCTTTAAGATCTTTAGATATTATATTTTTCACACCTATATCTAAAGTAGCTCCTGTAGAGCTTGTTGAAGATGATTTGAGAGAAGTTAATAAAGAATATATTGAAGAAATAGATAATATATTCAAAGCAGTTCATAGAGATTCTTTAAATAATCCTAAATCGAATTTTTTTGTAGAGGATGATAAACCAGCTATTATCGAAGTGTTTGGTAATAGAAAAGAACGTATTGAAATCATTAAATTGTATATGGATGTTGATGGGGATTTTATTGAACCACAAGGCATTATTACCCCAGAAGAGATTAAAGAAATGGAAAAAATGAAAAAAGCTTTTGGTATGGAATAAATAATTTAATGAAATATGACGAGCTATGTGAAGGTTATTTAACTCTAAAGACACGAATGTTTTACCCGCGAAATCTCGAACTCTCTCCAGAGTTTGTAGAGGCGTTTAAACGAGAATATTCTCGTTTAGTAGAAAACGGGGAAAATAAGAAAAATCTACACCCTAGATTATCAAAAGCTTTACGGTTTTATATGTAATTCTTCTAACTTCTCTACGATATACTTAAGTATCTCACTACGTACTACATCCATGGATGTAAATTCGTGTGTAAATATACCCTTTCTTTCTGATATATAATCGTTAAATAATCCGAATATACTTTGAAATCCAGATTTTTTACCTATATCAGATTGTTTAGTATCCCCTACAATAAAATATTTACAATTTTTACCTATTCTAGTTAGTATTGTTATTAGTTCCGGTAGAGTGAGGTTTTGTGCTTCATCAATAATAACGCAACTATTTCTAAACGTAGCTCCTCGTACAAAGTTTACTGGTATACCTCGTATAATATCATGAGACATAAGGTTTTTAGCGTCTGGTTCTGTAAGTAATTCTTGGAGTTTATCAAACAAAGGATACATCCATGGTAGGAATTTCTCATCCGCTTCTCCAGGTAAAGAACCTAAGCTTTTAGAAGCAGATTCAACTATACTACGTATATATACAATCTCTTCTACGTAGTGATGCTTTAAACAATTTAGAGCTGCCAATACAGACAGATAAGTCTTACCAGATCCAGCTGGCCCATCAATTATAGATACTTTTGTGTCTTTATCTAAGGCTAGCTTTATAAAAGACTTATGTGTATTGTTAAGTTCAAACTCTTGATTAATTTCAAAATTCGTAAAATAATTTTTCTGAATTTTGTCCTCTATGTTTGTGTCCCTTGAAGCTTTTTGCTTCTTAGGCTCACGTTTTGTTCTTGCCATAACGTGTAATTATTTAGTATTTTTTCTGTTATTATCGGCTAATAATATTGTTGTATTTTTAAGAGCTATATAGATTAAATACAT